TTTACAGTAAGACCTTGTGCCACACCATCTACATAAGATTTGTTTGCAGCATCTTTATCTAGAACCGGATGTCCAACATTATGAATCACTTCATCTTCAAAAGATACACCAGAGTCTCTTGTGATTTGTAAGTGAACATCCTCCCCACCATCATGAATAATAAATCTAATACCACCATTAGCAGAATGTGCATGAGCATGAATATCTAATCCATTTTGTGGATCACCTGAGAAGTGTGCTACTTCTTCACCATTTGCAGAGTCAAAGATACCAATTTCATTAGTTGCCGTAATATTAGAGAATGTTACACTATCTGTTGTAGCAACAGCTTGACCAATACTTACTTGTCCAGAACCATTAATTGCAACACCTGTCCCACCACTAAAGATAGAAACTACATCAGGAGAATCTACACTTACTGTAGGAGTAGCAGTTTCACCAGTGTTATTTGCAAGGTTAATACCAAACCCTTCAGACAGTGCTGCAACATATGCACCTGTGGTTTTAGTTCCAAGCTCAACAGTATTGTTCCCAATTCTTGCAGCAGAGAAAGTGCCAGAAGTGATATCTGCTGTATTCAAAGAAGGAATTCTAGCAGAATCAAAAGTTCCACTATTAATCTTAGAAGCATCTAAGTTTGGAATATCACCAGCATTGGATGCTGGAATTCTAGCAGAGTCTAATACACCAGAAGTAATATCTTCTGCACTTAATGATGGAATACGAGCGGAGTCAATAGTTCCACTAGCAATGTTGTCAGCATTTAATGAAGTAAGACCACTACCATCACCAGTTAATACACCACTGATAGTTAAGTCAGAGTCAGCAAAAATTCTCTTGCCAACTCTGAGGTTATTTTTGACTACGAAATCTTTTTCTGCCACGGTTCACTTTCCCCCTAGCTTAAGTGAATTTATTTAATTATGGTTCTAGCCGGTTTAATGTTAATTGTTCCACGACCAGCCCTTCTCAGGAATCTAAGTCGAATATTAGTTCCATCATCATCCACAATAAAGTCACCAAAGTCACTATCTCCCGTATGAAGTTCACCAAACTCAGTGAATACGGAAGTTGTTCCGTCATATGTCGCCAAAATCTTTGTGGTCAATGTTTCATTATTACCAGAATCTTGAGCATGAATTGTATATTCAAGAGATGCAGCAGTATTACTATGCGCATATTCATCTACAGTAACAAGAGAAGAAGTGGTAACAGAGAAACCATTAGGTGTATGAATAATTTCACCTTCTGTGCTTAAATCACCACTAATTGTAAAGTCAGCAGCAGTTACTGTTCCTGTTACATTAATGTCACCACCTACAGAAACATTACCAGAAGCATCTATTGTTGATACATCAAGGGTAGTTGCCGAGATAGAATCAGTAGCAGTCAACTTCTGGAAGGTTACTGTATCAGTAGTTCCAACTGACTGCCCGATACTAATAACACCAGTGCCGTTAATGCCTACACCAGTTCCACCACTAAAGACTGTGCGGATACCATCAGAGTTTGGACCGACAAAAGTAAATTGACCATTTACGTTGTTATAGCTTAACCCAGCACCGAATGTTGTGGTGTTAGTTCCAACACTAATCGCACTTCTTGCTCTAGCATTGGTAAAGTAAAGATAACTCGCATTCTCAGTAAGGTCGGCAGTAGTAAATGGATCAAGTGAAATGAAATCAGAGAAATTACCACTTGGTGTAGTTACAGTTAATTCAGCAGTTGTATCATTATAGGATACTCCACTTACACCACCAACATTCGTTAATCCAGAACCATCACCTTTAAATGCTGTTGCTCTAACTGTGCCATCAACTAACAGCAGATCACTATCAGTGTCATAAGAAAGTTTAATGTCACTGTCTGTGCCAAAGATTAACTGAGAACCATCTGTGAATGTAATAGTGCCATTGTTAGTTACAAAGTCATCACTATCACTTCTCAGGTATCTATCAGCAGAAATACCACCAAGAGCATCTGCGTTGTTTGCCTGACCCGGATCAATTCTAGCATTGATATATGCAGAATCAATATAATCTACAGCATCTGATTCAAATCTAACTCTAAAGTTTACTAAGTTGCCGTCAATATCACCAGTTAAGACAATAGAACCAGCGGCTAAGTTTTCAGTGCCGATTGTCCATCTGTTATTACCTTCATCCCAAATGAATGACTTGGTAGCAGAATCACCTCTAATAACTTCAATCCCAGCATTCTCAGTTGGAGTGCCAGAAGTAAAGTTACTGTTAAGACTAATGATATTGTCTGCAAGATTAATCGTTTCAGTATTAACAGTAGTAGTGGTGCCTTGAACTGTAAGATTACCACCAACTGTAAGATTACCACCTACATTTACACTATCTGCTGTTTCAATAGTTCCGTTTACATAAATTCTAGAACCATTTGTATTCAGTTCAATATCACCATCAACGGTCATATTGTTAAACTGAACATTATCAGCAGTGCCTACAGGTTGACCAATACTAACTTCACCAGTTCCACTAATTGCTACACCAGTTCCTGCACTGAATACTGTTCTAACATCAGCAGAGTCAGGACCAGAGAAACTAAAAGAAGAATTTGAACTGTTATAAGTCAACCCAGACTTAAATGTTACATTGTTGGAATCTACTGAAAGTTCAGTAGGGTCAAGAAGTTTAATCCAAGCAGTGCCATTAGAATAATATGCTACATTTTGACTAGAAGCATAAGCAAACATACCACCGTATGTAGAAGCACTTGGAAGAACCCCAGCAGAATCAAATGTATTTGCAAAGTAGATTTTACCTGTTGTTCTAAGGTCTTGGTCTGTTAAGTCCCAATAGTCCCCTGTTTCATTCCAAATAAAGGAACGGTCAGACTCATCACCTCTTTCAATAACAAACCCAATATTTTCAGTTGGTGTTCCAGCATGATTGTAGTTTAACTTTGGAAGGTTTGCAGCAATATTAAATACAGAAGAAATAATATTGGTAGTAGAACCATTTGCATTAAGTGTGCCGTTTACATTTACAGTATCAAACGTTACATCATCTGTAATTCCTACAGGTTGACCAATACTAACTTCACCTGCTCCATTAATGGAAACACCAGTACCTGCACTAAAGACACCTACAATGTCTGCTGAGTCAGGACCATCGAAACTTAATTGCCCAGTTACACTGTCATATGTAAGACCTGCATCAAATGCTACACTATTTGTTCCTACAGAGATAGATGCTCTAGAACGTGAATCTGTAAAGTAAAGATTTGCAGAACCTTCAGTTAAATCATCTGTAGTCTTTGTGGCAAGTGCAACGTCAAAATCACTATCAAACCCAAGATATTGACCACTCAAATCTCTAGAAATCGAGTCAGGCAAGAATTGGTTTGCAAGTGTTCCGGAAAGAATATTGTCTACATTACGGTAGAAACTTGGGGGTTGACCACCAAATAAGGTAGCATCACCTGAGTCAAAAGACACACCAAGTTCAGAGATTGCAAATTTAGTACCATCCCAAACAGGCACCCTAGAAACTTCAATACCCGAATCATCAAAGTCTTCTAAGTCAAAGACACTGAATTCAGCCAAAGATACAGAAAGTCTTTTCTGAATCTCATCAATGACAAATCCACTGTCTAGTTTGAGAAATTGTCTATCCCCATTCGCATCTGATAAAAGGACAGAGTTATCTTCCGTAGGATTGCCTAAGGCTGGTTCGGCATTTTCGATGTCTAGAAAAGTATTCCGGTTGGAATCTAGATTATCTACTGACCTACGTTTTACTCTGCCGCTAAGAAGATTAGCCATTCTGTGACTCCAAGATACCGATTACTGCTTTTAATTTGTCTGCTTGAGACGCTTCCATTTTTACAACACTTCCTGTCGTAATAACCAACTTACCTGTTGTCGCAGCAGCGGTATCACGTCCCGGAATTGTAAACTGTGAAAGTAATTCAACACCAGTTGCGCCTGCCGAATCATGATATGTCATAGTAAGAGTATGATCACTATCGGAAGCATTTGTAACTTGTGTAGAAAGAACAATACCAGTATAATTTACTGGTGCAGTATAAACTGCTTCTGAAGTTCCCCCTACAGTTTTTGTAATTGTTCGAAATACATTTAACTCAGCCATTTGTATTTTTTCCTTTTAATCTTCTAGTGCGAGCGAGAATGGAGTTACACGGGCAAACAAACTTCTATCAAAGGCATCACCCTCAATAGTTCCCGTTGATCTTTGAATAAGGAAGTCTTCACCAACTCTAAAGTCACCTTTTTGGTCTGTGCTGGTAATAAAGACAAGTCCTGCCTTGTTAGCATCTTGCTCGACTTCATTGGCTTGAATTGGAATACCACCACGGAATGGGAAAGATGTTCTAACATCTGTGCCTGTGCCTACCCATTCAAACGTATGAGAGGATGCACTCAAAGCACTTCTTTGGAAGAATGATACACCGTCACTATCAGGCAGGTTTAATTCAAGGTCTTCCAGAGTTCTAATGGTTCCTGTTCCTGTATCAGAATCCCATGCAGCAGAATCTACAGTATAGTAAATTGGGTCACTACCAAACTTTACACAGTCCGTAATATTTGGTCTTTGGGTCAATCCTTTGAGTGTCAGAACATTATCAATTCTGTCTTGCTGACCATCAATATATCCACCATAAAGACTATCAGATACACCTGTTGCTTTCAGTCCAACATTACCAAACGTACAGTTAGAGTTTGTAATGGACCCAAATCCACCAGTTTCACAAAGCACACCTACGTCACAGTATACTGTAAACACTGACACGAGCTGACAATAACCACGATTAAGAATGTATACACCCTTACCGCCTTGGTTAATTTGTGTAAAGGAGTCAACTACAATAGAACGAATACCACCTACTTTAGAACCATCATTACGGATACCATCACCACCAGACAAAGGGTTGCCTGTGCCATCATCATATGTATATCCTCCGTCTGCATCTCTACTCAAATCAGGACCAGTAATCGAAGAACAGTTTTGAATGTATGGAGAGTTTACAATGATATTTGTTTCTGGAGTTCCAGTTGGGTCCCATGCAATCGCAGCAGCAGGCTGCAAATGGTCTCTAAATGTAAACCCTGTAATATAACAGTTATTGTTTACATAAATCATATCAGAAGTTTTGTTCTTTGGACGAATACTACAGTTCTTTAAGTTGTCACCAATCAAAGAAGTGTTCTTTGGAAGTTCGATTGGGTTAGTGATTGTATAGTCACCAGTCTTAACATAAATTGTAGTTGGAACTTCAGGTTCATCAAGAATATCTTGGTATCTGTCACCAATACCAAACAGTAATGGATAAACTGTTTCAATATAATCAAGGTTAGCATTAATAAGAGTAGTTCTATTAGTTTCAATCAAATCAACAGGAGTAGTAATAGCAGCACCAAGAACAGCAGTATCAACAGAAGCAGAAGTTTCTGGAGTAATCTTAGTTGGTAATGCACTTGTTCCACTATTAATTACATTCTTAATAATGTCTACCAAAGACTGAACAGTTGTGATTTTATCAGAAGTAGGTGCTGGTAAAGCAGTATTCTGCGTAGTAGTCATAGCACCAGAATTTGAGAGTGTTACGGTAGTGTTGTTTAGAACCTCACCAATAACTGTTTTCAGTCTGTTGTAAGCATCTACAGTTGCTGCTTTTTGGTCATCAGGAATTTGCTTTCCGTCATAATGGAAGAACTTAGCATTTTCGTAAGTTCCAGCATTACCAAAGTAAACTGCATCATAAGTGATAGCATCAATAGCATATCTTACATCTCTCTTACATTTTTCTTCATCATAAGTTACGTCTGGATATGTTACTTTAGAATATTGGTTCACCTCTTCAGCAATAAATGCACGGTTTGCTACTAAGATGTCTCTGACACGTTGTGCATTGGACTCTGCCCCTGCACCGTCATTATAGTATGCTGTTACTGGAATTGGGAAATCTGCTGTCTCTAACGAATCGTCATTATCAGCATCTGTATTGTTTTTACCATTAGTAATGATATCAATCAACTCATCAAAGTATGCATTCGATCTTGTTTCAGCAGTTCCATATGAACCAATAAGAGTGCTAACCTGCCCTTTAAAGTGAGTCAAGCTAGTAATAACTTCTTCCCAACCTTTTGTATAAGAACCAGCACGACCATAGAATGCACGGTTAAAGTTGGAGTTTAAGAGAATGTCAAATCTAGCACCTGTCAGATAGTCACCTAAGTCTCTTGCACTCTTGGTTCTAATCACAGAACCTTCAGCACCATCAGAGTCAAGACCTAATGCCCCACGTCTCTTTGCTGCTTCTTCTACTGCTTTATCAATAGTTAAGAATGCCTTAGAAAGACTGGTTCCATCATTGTTGTCATTACCACTCTTAGAAACGTAAAAAACGTTTTCTGCTTTAATGGTGTTTTCAACTTCACGGATAGAAATAGCACCATCTTTGTTTTGTTCAAAGAAGATTACACCGTCATGCGTGTTAATCGCAAGTTCACCAAGCGACAAATCACTATCGGTAGGGCGATTACCCTCAGTAGAACTTCTTTTAAGTAAAATCGTTGATACCATCTAAACGAAACCTTTATTCTTTAATTAACTTTATTTATAAGCATTAGAAACTACCACCATCAATAGAATCTTGACTTAAATCTAATCTATCAGACAATGAAGTAAGATTTGTCGAATCTTGTAAATACTCATCAACCAATTGATTAACGTCAGCAGAATCTAAAAGGTCAAGAATTACATCACCAGTTAATCCGTTAATACTTGATACACCAATTACAAGTTCACTGAGGTTAGTGAATACAAAGGCACCAGCAGATTCTGAAAACTTTAAATATGGAAAATCATTACTAACATTACTATCACGAACATCATTAAGGTCTCTAAGTCCAATGTTACTTGTATCAATTGGAACACCAGAGGTAATCTTTTTAACTACAATCTCTCTAGCCATTAGAATGTCCCCCCGTTAAGAGTAACATCAGCAGTTTCAAGTATCTTAATAATATCAGCAGAGTCAACAATAAAATCTGTTGTTACAGAAATTTCTCCCGAATTACTAATAGCAATACCAGAACCTGCACTAAAGGCTGAACGAATATAATCAGAGTCAATTAAGTTTAATGCGGACTCAGAGTCAATCCCTGAAATCTCATTAAGACCTTTGAAGACATATTTGTCACTGTCTGCCTTATAGACTAATACATCATCGGTGCCTTGTCCTGTAATATCAACGTCAACTAAATCATCAAGTTTTACAGGAATTAATCTAGTAGTAGCAATAAAATCTGTTGCCGATTTAGTTGCTGAAGGAGAAAACTCAATAAATCCTTCTACAACTCTTTCTACAACATTTAATGCAGAATTTCTAATCTCAACATCATAGAAATATCTACCAGCATCAATGGTATTTGTAAATGCACCACTAAGGGTCATTCTAATTTTACCAGAAGTTGGTGGGTCTGCAATTGCTGCTTCAAATGCATATACTACATTTGAATTGAATTGTTTTCTATATTTTGCTGCAACAGTAAAACCTGTGAGATTGCGGGGGTTTTTATTCCCATCAACTACATCAATCTCAAAAGTTGTATCAGTACCCTGATCTGCCGCTAGAATAGCATATTCTGCCATTTAAACATTCTTCCATTGATTAAAAAACCAGTCTAAGTTATTTATACTGCATTAATCTTTGTTATTAATTAATGTTTTCACTAAATCTTTTAATTCGGAAATTTCATTTTCTAGCGATTTAATCTTCTGGTTTTCTTTTTGTTTTAAAAGTTTTCGTTGCTTTGCATCAGCAAGTTTGTTAGAGTTAATGTTATGGATAACTCCGTTCTGATCTTTGACCAAATCGGAGTTACCCTCTACTGCATAATATTTAGTGTCTTTCATTATGTTCCTAGTGCGATTGCTCTCAGGTCTCTAATTCTTGGAACCTTAGAAGAATTTTGAGACTTCATTACAACTTTTAATTGGAAGGTAGTAAATGGGTCAAGAGTTCCACCCAATCCACCAATAGTATATTCATACTGTCTAAACACATTTACATTTTCATCTGTTTGCGGTAAAGTTTCAACAGGTGCTAATGTAAAGTTCTTTGTTTGAATATCATCATCACTACCAGCACTAAGAGTTCTGTAATAAAGTTCAATAGTAGAGTTAGCAGGTCTATTTGCTGCTAACAGAACTTTAAGACCAACTGCTGGTTCTGTGATATTCACAGGTCTAGTCAAGTGCTTCGACAATGCAGAACCACCTACAGCAGCAGTTTCATCTACATAGTTGATTGGAACGTTTACTGTAACATCAAGGTCAAGTCCTGCTTCATCAGAGTCAACCTGATTATCAATCAAGTTGCTAAGAGCAGTAATAGATGCTTGCTGCATATCAATCACTGGTGTAATAAAGTCATCAGTTGTAGACAAGGACGCTTTAATACGGATAGAACCTCTAGGGTCAGTAGAACCTGAACCTAAGAGAGTATTCTCATCTTGTTCAACTCTTCTAGAAGCAATAACTCTTGGAGTAGTAAAGTCAATAGGCTCACTAGGTGACATAATTCTAGACGATGGTTTTCCATATTGTGCATTGGTCGCAGCATTTGCTGTTACCAGTGATGCACCATTTGTAAACTCACCAGTAAAGGAAAGAGTAGAATTAGGAAGAACAAAAGTATTAATATTAGGAATTGCAGTATTCATAGGAATATTGCGTTCGGATTGAACGTTAATACCACCACCAATTACAGTTCCTGTAGCAGTAGAGTCTGCCTGAATTTGGAAACCAAATCCATCTACTTTCTGTACAGTTCTTTCACCAATAATACTAGAACCTTTAATACCACCGATTACTGTATCAGAATCCCAATCTACACTTGCACCACTATCAACTTTATCAATAAAGACTTTATCATTAACTACAAAGCCATGGTTCTCTAGAGAAATTGTTACTAAATCAGAACCACTATCAGTGGAGATAGGATTGTTTGTAAGTCTTACAGTTGGAGTAATATCGTTTTCAATATATGCTGTTCCAGTTAAAGAAGTATCAAACACTGCTCTGCGCAGACGGAACATCATATCACGTCTTTGATCAGGTGTCCACGTAATAGCATTTTGAGACATAAAGAAGGAACCAAGAGTAGGTTGCTTCAATACTCTTTGAGAGTTAGAACCAATCAAGAACCCTTCAATCTCAGCAACATATACATTATACTCTTGCGTATTTGCAATCAACACAAATGCGTACTCAGTATTACCTTCAAGGTATAATGGAGCATCAAAGTTAAATGCTGTAGGAGCATTTCTTACATCAGTCATTGTAGTGTTTGAATTCAAGTCTGTTGCTACTACATCAGCAGGGTCAAGAACAACAATAGAACCTTCAATAATAGTTTCCTGAGAAGGAACACCATTTTCAACAGGTCTTACTTCCAATCTAATTGGAACTGTTGTAGACTTACTTTCAAAGTAAACATCAATACCAGTTACAAAACCACCATTGCTGTTTTGAATTTGGAAAGACTGAGCAATTGGGTCACGTCTTCTTGGTGGTCTTGGTACAGTGCTTCTTCTAATTGAATTTGTGACATCAATTACATCAAGAAGACTTACCATCTCCCCTCTAGCTGTGTATGTAGAAGAGGCACTAGAAAGAGAAAGAGCCTCATCATTCACACTAATATCAAGGAGTTTTACTTCTCTTTCACCAGCATCAAACTGTAAGGTATCGTTATTAGGAATAAAGAACGAACCACTAACTTCACCCAAAGCATTTGTTACAAGGTTACTAGAAGTCTCAGGGTGTGACGTTGCCCCAGAATACTGAGCATCTGTTAATGGGTCATTAATAGACTTCGGCACGTTAAAGTTAGAGAATTCTTCTTGACGATAATAGTCTTGAATGTGCTTACCATCAAAGAACAGGTAATGCTGTCTATTAGGTGCTAGTTGTGATGCTCTAAAGAATACTTTTCTAGAACGAATAAATGGAAGCAAGTCAATAGTAACTACTCTTTGTCCAACCAAAGTTCTTACAGTAGTTGTAGTAGTTATAGTTCTACCACTTCTATTTCTTCTTGTATTACTAGAGAGAACAGTATCTTCAGTGTTAATAAAATCACCTACAGAAATTTCCTCTAAGTCACCCACTCTGCTTTGAAGTCTTGGGCGAATAACACTCTCTGCTCTTGCTCTTAGCTCTTCTTCACTAGGTGGACTGTTTACTTCTTGACCAATTGTTGTGACTTCTCTCCATTCATCTACAGAAGGAGAAAGAAGCATATCACCAGCATAAACGATTACATCAAATGGGTTTACATTTTCTGTTTCTGTAGCATCAACTTGATTAATCAATACAGCAGAGTCATAAGAAAGCATAACAAAATCATTACGAATAACTGTGTTTGCATTTGGTAATGTGGCAAATGTTCTTGCAGAGTCATAGAAAAGATTTACGTTATTAACTTCAAAAGAAGGCATCATAATGTTGTTTTCAACATCAAGGGATGCTCTATACTCTGGGTTTAAGAAATCAGTAAATGTTAAGTCTTTAAAGTTTTCTGCAAAGAAACCATTCTTAAATCTATTATTGTTGTTAGAATCAAGAACTTCAATAGTGCTTGTTTCAAGTTCAAGTAAACTTAAAGAAACAGTATCTTCAAGATCATCAATTCTCTTAACAATATCACCAATATCTCTCATTGTATATCTGCGATTATCAATCTTACTAACTGTCAAGTCACCACGATTATCTGTCCATGCATTCAATGTAAAGTCATATAACTTCATAGCATTATCAGGTGTGCTAGGTGACTGTGGAATTACATTAGGTTCACCCTGAACATAAGTGAGTTCATCATTGTCTGTAACAATAAGAATATCTTTTCTAGGGAGATAATAGTTCACATCAGCAGTAACAAGATCACCATTTCTAGGAAGAGCATGCACAAAAGCATCACCACCAACAAAATCACTATCATAACGATCTTTGCGACTTCTAAAGTCAAGGACATTACGCAGTTCTACAGTAGTGCCATTGCGCATTTTATGTGTTGGAATATCTTCATAAGTCAAGAAACCAGCATTGATAAGGTCTCGATAAGAATTTACTGAGAAGAAATCACCACTTGTTCCATGCTCAAAGAAGTTATATTTAACTCTTACAGTTTGATTACCGGGTAAAGTCTGTCCAGTTTTAAAGATAACTCTACCATTATCATAGAAGTTATCTCTTTGACCATTATCTGTGCTAAATCTTCCAGAAATATCGTTGCTGTCTTCATCTAAGATTTCTTTAAATGTCTTAATGTCAGCATCTGGGAGTTGCATAAACACAAATCCAGCACCATCACTTTCCAATGATCCAGTGTGGTCACTATCTGTAATCGCAGTCTTCAGTCTAGCAGTTCCAGTCTTCTGAACATATGCAAGAATTTCAAATGTTCCATCAGCAGGAGTGAGTCCATTAATTTCTGCGGTAGTGTTATTGTTTGTGATGCTAGTAGGAGACTTATGTTCACCACTATCAAGTGCCACATGCCAAAGTGTCGTGTCAGCAAAATCACCACCACCAACTGTTGATGTGTCAATTGTTGCAACACCTGCGGTTGCAGTCTGAGTAAATTTGCGCTGAGTAGTCAGAGTGATATCTGTTAATTGTTGAGGTCTGATTCTTGGTAAGTTGAAGAACAAATTATTGTTTGCTGCTTCTTTGATTACAGCAATCCCACCTTCAAGAACAAGATTGCCATAGTTGTCAGAATCTAATCCAATTGACCTTGCATCTCTAAAGTTATTGCTACCAAACATCTGAACATCAAAGATATGGTATCTGTAGTTGCCACCATCTTCTTCTACAGCACGAATTCTAGCAGTACCAATACGATTAGCATTTACAAAGTTATCCCCGTCATCTCCACAGGAGTCATCAAGCAAATCCCACTTTTGTAAAGTTTCAATATTTGGAAGACCTTGAATGCGAGTTCCACTATTTTCAACTAAAACATAGTTACCAAAGTTTGCAGGGATTGCTTCATTTTCTTCTTCTGCTGTAGTTCTAGCACGATCCACTTCAATCTTGGTGGTTGCTGGTCTAGCAGTTCTATACCCATTCACATATGCAATACCCGGAGACACATCCAGTTCTAACTTATTTGCAGCAGTAGCAGAATTATATTTTACTGTAAAGTCTTTTGCTAAGAAATCACCATTTGTTTCTTTGGTGCGGATAGCCATCTCATCACCAATAATAGCATAGGTATTTCTATCAATTTCTTGTTGTAAAATACCATCCTCAAGTCTATTAATTGTGATAAAGTTATCACCAGAATCTAAAAGGTCACTGGTCGTAAGTGTTAATGTAATTCTATATCTGTCCGCACCCGGAGCAGTTTCGTTAGGAAGAACCTCTTGGTTATCATAAAGAGTGTTTGTATCATCGACTGTTACAATATCTTCTGTTACTTTAAAACCAATATTAGTTGTAGGAGTTCCAGAATATTTTGAAACTAAAATATCTGCTTGTGGGTCTGCCTGTACAAAATGCCCTCTAGTAAAGTATGCACCTCTATTTACAGAAGCACGGGTTCCTACACCTACTGCACGGTTCGCAGGGGTATCAGTAGACTGAACAGTAGCAGTTCCACTAGCACTACCACCAACTTCTGTCAGTGCATCACCAGCAGAGAAACGAATAGGAGTAGTGTTAGAAGAATTTTGTGATGCTGGAGTTCCCTGTGCTTGCCCTGCACTAATATAATCAACATAGATCGTGTCTGGGTCGGATGCACCAGAAATAGGATTAGTTTCAGCACCTACAATCTTAATAATACGAGCTTGAATACCATCGGCATTTTGAACTACATCACCTACTGCAAGATCATTAATAGCAGAAAGTTTTACATACTCAAAACTAGTATCAATATCAAGTCCACCCGGTTCTACAACAGAACCTTCCTTAAAAATATTACGACCAAATCTTGCCAACTCTTCTTGGATAATTGTCTGCATCTGTGTAAGTTCACGAGCTTGCAGCGCACGACCAGAGTTAAACAGCACTCTGTGATAGTGATTACTTGCAGAGAAATCATCTTTATATGTCGTGTTAAAGGTGTTCTCATTAAATGTATTAGGCATTTAAATCTTTTCCTTAGAGTTGAATAATAATTTTAACGTCTTCGGTCTGTGCAGCATCACGGGTTACTGCGGAACGATTTTCAATATATAGGATGTTTCCAGAGAATGGATCAATCTCACCATCAGAGTCAGCAGTAATAGTTCCAGCATTAAGAGCGTTTGCAGAATCCTGAACCACTTCAAGGGAGAAAGGAGTGAATCCAGTATTTTCATTTTGATGATAGTATACTTTATTACTCTCAAACTTATCTACAAATGCTCTACCACCATCAGTTTGACCAACAATAACTTGGTCTGCTGCAATACCACTGGGACTTTGTAAAGTAAGAATATTTAGTGCCGATGCATTAGCACCTGTAAAGTCAGAGTCTGCTGAACTTCTAGAGGTTGGAATCTTTGGATTTTTAATCAAACCAATTTGTCTAAAGTCCTGACCACCAATTAAGAAGTCACCATTTACATCACCACTAGGTTTAGCATTAAACATTGCAGTAGTAGATTTCAAATCCACTCTTGGATCAGCACCTAAACCACCTTTAGAAATAATAGGACGGATTGAAGCACCAGAACCTCCACCACCAGAGACAGTAAGTTCAGCATATTCATACCCAGCACCGAATGGGAAACCTCCAGCAGAATCATCTACAACTACAGAACCAATTGATCCACTAGATGTTACTGATGCTCTTGCTTTAGCATTGCTTCCATTACCCACAATAGTAAGTGTTGGCGCAGAAGTATATCCCGTTCCTGCATTAATAACATTATACCCAACAATAGAACCTGCTACAGCAGCGTCTTGGATATTTTTTTGTTCTTGTGGAATTGCTGCCAAGTCATTTGCAGAATCGACAAACTCTACAGGAATAAAGTTGGCAGTAGCAAACTTATTCAAATTGGATGCAGATACAGTGTAAAGATATTTCCAAACATATCCATCAGCAAGAGGTTGTGTAGCACCGCTAACTGTAGTTCCAGTGCCAATTGTATCAGGGTTTACTGTAGAAATAACAGCATTTCCATTAGCATCTCTACCTTGACGAATACAAAGGTAAACACGGTTGGATTCTGTAAATACATAATACTGCCCATTTTGAGTGGCAGTTTGATCGTCACGATATGCACGATAAATTGTGCCACTTACCCAGTTATATCTGGGAACAACAAAACTTAAATCTGTTGTTTTAATTACAGATTGCAGATTTAGTCTAAAGTTTCTTTCCTCACGATCAGCATTTACAGTTGTAGTAGGTGGAGTATCCGTTGTATTCCATTCATCAGACTTAGCATATCCAATATAGTAATTGTTATCAGAGTCTTGTAAATCTGTAATCAAAGACCTGATTAGCTGATTTTTAAATCCATTTGTAACGATTGCTGTCATTTTTAATTTATACCTTTAATTATGGGAATGTGACTAGTCCGGTCACGGAGTCGCCAGTATATGTTGTAAACCAAGCATCAGTAGAATCATTCCAAATACAATCTAAAGCCATTCCTTTGTATAATCGAACAAAGCAGTTTGGGGGAGAACTTGCTCTGCGGTGTTCTAATCCCTTTGTACCTTGGAAATCTAGTTGAACATATCCATTAACTGGTCCAGCATATCCAATAAACGTTTTTGTCTCACCGTTTTTACTACCCTCATTAATCGTAAAATTGATTGCAGAGGAACTAGGATTTAATACCAAAACTTTCTCTTTTAAATCTGTAAGAGCCGTTCCATTATTATCTACTGTGCGGATACTATAATCTAGACCCCCATCAAGACTAACAGTTCCAGTGCCTTTTGCTTTCAAAATCAAATCAATATTTGGGTCATCACCAACTGCTGCAATGGTAGGACTAGAATCTTTTGCAGTTAATTGAACGTAGTTCTTTGGAGTGCCTACAGTTTCTAGTCCAAGAATTTCGTTATCTGCACTATCAAGAATTGTGCTGTTAATTCTAGGAGTGAGAAGGTTTAGATTTTGAATTGTAGACTTGTTTGCATTAATAGAATATGTTCCACTAGACAATGTGCCATCGTCAAGGAGTTTAACCCAATCTGTGCCAGTGTTTCCATGAGCAACTACTGCTCTTTCAGAGTCGTGAAGGAATGCAAACATACCATGATAAACTAATGCATTAGGAAGATCACCAAAAGAATCAAATGCATTACCAAAATAAACCTTTGCTGCTGTTGCAGATACTCCAGCAGAATCCCTTAAATCAATCACTCTACCGTGATGCCCACCTTCATTAACGATAGTGGGAATTACACCTGACTTATTCTCAAGTGTAAGAGTTTGACCAGAAGCATCTGGATTTTGGAAAGTCAGTTTAGTGGTATGCCCTTCACTATCAGTAAAGACAATACCATCACTATCAAAAGTAATCGGAGAACCTAAAGAGTCAGCAGAGGTTCCGAATGCTGTGTAGAGTTCACTAAAGTTATCATTGATCTTGCCAGCAGCAGAACGCAGGGTGTCCCCTGTTCCATCGTTTGCACTTGATCCTCTGTTGATTGGTAATCTAGCCATGTGACCTTCTCATTGATTTAGTTTTTTAATATTTATACAGAAACTTTAAGGTGTATCATCATCAGAATCAAAATAGAATGGGAATACATCTTCATCTGTCGTCTGAATCGTATCAGACATAAGAATAATAGTTCCAGAAGTTGCAGAATCATCGAATGTTGGTGAATTAGTGTTAAGGATATCTGCAATAGAGGCATAGTTATCGTAGGAGTCACCAATACTGCCAAAGGAATCTTGGTAAAAATTGATACCTCTATCGAGATAGAATCTCGTCCCACTGTCTCCCATAGAAACAACACTACTATCAATACCTGTGATGTTAAACAGTGCAGTAGTTTCGATAGATGCCTCAGAAGCAATCACAACATCTTCTGTCTCTGTTCTAAGAAGATCAGTGACCGTAGGCATAGTTGCTGGAATTTGAGAGTTTTCAGGAATAGTTTCGAATACAACTTCAGAAAAAATATTAAACCCTGCTGGGTGTAGGTATGCCTTGTAATAGTCAAACCAAAGACTTCTAGGAATGTTACTTCTAATTAGAATAGAATATATTTGATAGAAAAAAGAATCTTGAATATATCTTAATGATTCAGCGCCAATGTTACTTTCCCCAACAATAAACATATTGTCTTTTGGAAAAATTTGAGTTGCATCTTCTTGGAAGAAATATCTAAAAAACCCATCAACAGCAACACCTGTCCCTTTAGACCTATAAAATCCCGGGAGAAGTTGGTAAGCAAATCTAGGTGCAGGGAATGTTTCTTTATCAATTCCCGGAATTCTTTCTTGGAATAATAACTCTAGAAATTTATCTTTAGTGGACCCTACTTCTTTTGCATAAAAGATATTTTTCAGATCATGGGAAGGTTGCCCATCACTATCCATATAGTCATAGTATGCTTTTAAAAAAGAAACGAGTTGAGGATATTGCTCTTTAAAATGTTCAGGTACAACAGTATCAACTTGCGACTGATACATGTTCGCATTATTACGATTAAAATCTGTTGTAGTTCTTACATTACTCATTTTAGTTAGTCACACCACTTACTGCATTTGCCGAGTTTGTATCAGCAGAAGCTGTCACAATATTTGTTCCTAATACAATAACTGTATTACGGAGAGGTTTGACATCAGAACCATCTGCTGGAACTGCATTAAGTCCAATATAACTTTGACCAGAAGAAATACTATCAGGTTTAAACGCAGAAAGAGTTACAATTCCTGTAGATGGAACATAACTACCAATATTATCATTTACAATATTACCATCAATATCTACGATTTGCAGAAC